GAATTTGGATTCTCGTGAGGAAATGTCGCGACGTTTAGAACGGCCAGTTTCTTTCTGGCAGGCGTTGCTCAAAGATGAACTTCGGCCTATGGATAAGATCGCTATAGGTAAGACACGAGTGTTCATTGCGGCGAATGTTGATTTGACGATGATGACGAGGAAGTATACATTGGCATTTACATCTGCCATGTTTCGACATTGTAATGATGCCGACTTTTTCTTTGCTCCTGGAATGGATTGCTTTTCCTGGGATTGGACAAACTTGATGAACTCTCTGCTCTGCGTTTCTGACGTAGGGTGTGGGGGTGATTTTAGTAAGTACGATACCAGTTTGAGTGCCGTTTTTATGAGTGCTGTGTGTGATATTATGAATGATTGGTTCGATGATGATCCTACTTTCCATGATTCTGTGGAAAATAAGAATGTCCGTCGGACTTTATTTCATGAGTTCATACATACGATGATCCTCGTTGGAAATACAGTTGTGTATAAGCATGCTGGAAATAATTCTGGCAATCCTTTAACAACGCTTATCAATTGTATTGTCAACAAAATGTGTGAGGCTTATACATGGCAGGTAGTGGCTCCTGAAGAATCGAAAGATCTGATTTTTTATGAAGCTAATGTTCGATCGAAAGTCTTTGGCGATGATATCATCACAGCCATAAAACGACCTGTCGCGGAATTTTTCAATATGTCGACTATATCAGCGGCAATGAAAGAAGAGCTTGGCATGGATTACACCGATGCTGAGAAAACTGGAAAAGAACTGGTTGCTTTGCGTCCATTGGAAGAACTTACGTTTCTAAAATGTGGGTTCAAGAAAGTTGGTAAACTTTGGTTTCCGACTTTGTCTTTTAATTCTATTCAAGAGACGACCAATTGGATTAGCGATCAAGTGGGCGGCGCAGATCCGTGGGTCTTGTGTCGCGAAAACTGTTCTGATGCGTTGAAATATGCTTTTTTCCATGGAGCTGAGTATTTCAATTCCGTTCGAGATAAGATCATCTATGCTGCGCGTGAACGGGGCCAGCACTTTGTCCTTCCTGACATTGAATTTTATGCTACGCAGTTTGCCAAACGTGGTAAGATGCCAAGTTTAGCGTATCATTCGTGTGGAACATTGACAGTGTATGAAGAACTATCACTGGGTATTCGACCAGATCGTGAGCTTGTAGTTCAATCGGGGAGGGTTATGTCAGCGACTGGTTCGTTGGGTGACTCTGCCCCTGAGGAGACTATCGAAGAAACGGAGCATGTTGGAGTGGTGCGGGTTCAGCAAACGGAGACCGTGCAGGTTACGAGAGTGGGTGAAACATCTGCTGACTCTCATGCTATGGGCGGAATGAA